CGGGCGATGGCGGCAATGACGCGTCTGCATTGATCTTCGGTGATTTCTCACAGTTGATCATTGCACAGTTCGGCGCACCATCCATCATGGTTGACCCATACACCAATTCAACAGCGGGAACCGTTCGTATGGTTCTTCATGCTGAATTGGATGTTGCACTACGCAACGCAGTCAGCTTCGGCATCACAGACGAAGTTTCAGTTGCATAATTGAGCTAATCAGGAGGGGCAGAAATGCCCCTTCTAACCCATCGAAAGGGTGACATATGAAAATCAAGATTTTACACAAATGTTTTGCTGGAACTGGCGGTAATATGATGGCCGGTGAAGAACATGACTTGCCAGATCGCACCGCGCAGAAACTAATTGCGCGTGGTTATGCTGAAGCGGCAAGCGCACCAAAGCCAAAGGCAACCAAGCCAAAGGCACCTAAAAAGACAACACGCAGCGTTGGCCTAAAGAAGGATGACGTTGAATTGACCACGCCAGAGGATGATAGCTAATGGCGATTGCACTTGCAGATGATCTTTCATTGTTGTTTGACGTTGAAGATTTTGCCACCGCTGCAACATACAGTGGGGCAACTATTAACGGCATATTTGACAATGAAACGGTTCCTATGGATGCCGGTGGGACAGCGCAAGTGCATCAAGAACAGCCACGGTTTACATGCCGCACAACGGACGTTTCTGGCGTGGCATCAGGCGACACAATCGAAATAAATGCAGTCACTTATAATATTGTTGCGTGGATACATGATGGCACCGGCGTGACAGTCTTGCAGTTAGAGAAACCATAAAATGGCACACGTTAGGCAGCAAATCCGTGACGCAGTTGCAACCACGCTGACATCGGCGGTGACGCTGGTCAGTGGCCGTGTATATACAACCCGCGTACATCCGTTGAATGAAGCGTTGTTGCCGGCAATTAGCGTATATACGGGCAGCGAAACAAGTGAACGTTATAACGTTGGGGTCACAGACATAAACCGTGAACTATCGTTGGAGATTGATGTTTATGTGCGGGAAAGCAGCACATTTGACGATGACGCGGATGCAATAGCGGTGCAAGTTGAAGAAGCGATTGCGGGTGATTTCACCATTGGTGGACTTGCTAAATCAACGGTGCTAACTTCAACCGCAATACAATTTGACGGTGAAGCCGATCAAATATTGGGCGTGGCAAAGCTGACTTATATGGTTAGATATGTTACAGCTTTAAATGACGTAGAAACGGCCAAGTAAGGAGTTTAACCAATGGCTACACATTTCGGATCAGACGGTAAGGTCAAATTGATCACAACCGGCGGCACTCCAGCGGCAGTTGGGGAATTGCTAAACTGGACAGTAACAATGACAGCCGATGCAGTTGAAACAACTAGCATGGGTGACACAGCGCGTACATACACAGCCGGCTTGCAGACAGGCACAGGTTCAATGTCGCTATATCTTGACCCAGCCGATGCAGTCCAAGAAGATTTGGCGCAAGGTGATGTCATCGATGCTGAATTTTATGCTGAAGGCGACACAACAGGCGATCAGTATTATTCAGGTTCGTTCATCGTGACATCTGTTGAGCGTGGCGCAACGCTAGACGGCATTGCAACGCTGAATGCAGAATTACAGCTAACCGGCGCACTAACAATCGGAACGGTTGCCTAATATGTCACTAGCTAAACGCATCGCGGCAAATCGGGCAGAAAAAGAATTAAGTTCGATTGAAATTGAAGAATGGGGTGAAAACGGGGAACCGCTTACCCTATTCTTTAGTGAAGTAAGCGCACGCGATATGTCAAAGATACAGAAAAAGCACGCTGACTTTATCAACAATCCGACAATGGATGCGATGGTTGAAATGATCATCCTGAAATGTCAAACGGCTGATGGGGAAAAGGCTTTTGATATTGGTGACAAGTTCATCCTGATGGGTGAACCGTTAGGCATGATTGCAAAAGTGTTTGGTGCTATCTTTGAAACTGTATCTGTTGAGGAACACGAAAAAAACTAAGGGGCGATCCATTTAGGTTCAATCTGATTGCACTGGCTGAACTATTAAGCAAGACCATTAGCGAGATTGAAGAAATCAGTGTTACGGAATACAATGAATGGGTCGCATACTTTAAACTAAAGAAGGAGCGCGAAGAAAATGGCAGTTGAAAAGCTCACGTTTGAGATGAACGCCGTTGGCAACGCCGTTCCTGAAATGAAGAAAGTCCAAGCCCAGCTTGGCAATGTCAGCAAATCGATGACGATGGCCACGGCCGGTTTGCAGAAGCACGCAAACGCCAACCGTGCGTTGGTGGGTGCAAACAAGAACCTTACCCGCAATCTAGGCATGGCATCCTTGCAGTTCCAAGATATGGCCGTTCAGGCTTCAATGGGAACTGATGCCTTGCGCATCATGACAATGCAAGCACCGCAACTTGCATCTGTATTCGGGCCAAAAGGGATGATCTTGGGTGCGGTTGTTGCCATCGGTGGTGCGTTTGCCATGCTAGGTGAACGCACAACCAAGCTGACATTTGACTTCAAGAAGTTTGGCGCGGACATGGCGGTTGCCTTCAAGCCGCTGATTGATTTTGTCATGCCGGCAGTCAATGCGGTCAAGAAGGCATTTGATCTGTTGAAAACGGGGGCCATGATTGCGATCAACGGGATCATCAATGGCTTCAACTATCTTGTGACATTTATAAGCGGCGTTCCGGCTATTGTGTCGGAGGCGTTCACACGGGCTGGCAAACAAATTCAATTATTTGCGACAAATTCTAAGATATTCTTCAATGAAATGGAATTTACTTTTCTAGTCATGATTTCGAATATCATGGAAAAGTTCCTAACTTTCACAAATGAAACTGCAAAGGAAATAAATAGAGTTTTCAGCACGGCATTGCCTGAAGATATGGGCGCGGGTGCATTCTCAAAATTGCAAGATAAGATTGATAACAACATTCTTGGCGTTCTGGACTTAACGCGAAAAGCGGATGGTTTGCGTGCTGAACTAGATAAGCCTTATCAAAGCGTGACCGATCTAAAGGATGATCTAGCCAATATCACGCAGATCGATTTGTTCTCATATTTTGACCGTGTGAAAGTTAAGTCAAAAGAAACCGCTGATGCAATGAAGGATATCACAACCGTTGCGGATATGGTCGGCAATCAGTTTGAAAACGCATTCATGTCAGCGGTCAAAGGCACCAAATCAGTTAAAGATGCATTCCGCGCGATGGCCGTTGAAATCATCGGTGAATTGTTCCGTATCTTTGTTGTGAAGCAGATCACCGGCTTTGTCACAAGCATGTTCACCGCTGCATTCCCATCCATTGCTGGCGTTCCAGCGCGTGCAAACGGTGGGCCAGTGAATGCAAACACCCCTTATATGGTCGGCGAACGTGGGCCAGAATTGTTTGTTCCAGCGCGTTCAGGTTCTATCATGCCAAATGAGCGGATCAAAGGTGGCGGCGGTGAAGTCATCGTTCAGCAAACCATCAACGTGACAACAGGCGTGCAACAGACCGTGCGCAATGAAATTCAAACCTTGCTTCCACAGATTGCCGAAGCGTCTAAAGCGGCAGTCATGGATGCACGCAAAAGGGGTGGCAGCTTTGCCAATGCGTTCTAATGGCTATTAGTTATCCTTTAACACTCCCATCACACACTGGCATTCAGTCAATCACCTTTCGGGCGGTGAATACGGTTGGCATCAGTCAATCGCCTTTCACCTATGCGCAACAAGCGGTGGCACATGCCGGCCAAAGGTGGGAAGTTGACGTCACTTTGCCACCTATGAAGCGTGCGGATGCTGAACAGTGGGTTGCATGGTTGATCAGCTTGCGTGGTCAGCTTGGCACATTTACCCTTGGCGATCCTATTGGGACAACGCCACGCGGTTCAGCCGGCGGCACGCCTTTGGTCAACGGTGCAAGCCAAACAGGCGGCACATTGGTGATAGACGGTTGCACGGCTAGTCAGACAGGTTGGCTAAAGGCTGGTGACTATATTCAGCTTGGATCAGCGGGTTCAGCCACCTTGCACAAGGTTTTGCAAGACGCTGACAGCGATGGATCAGGAAATGTGACCTTGGATATATGGCCGTATATACGGACGGCACCGGTTGATGATGCAGCGGTCACAACGTCAAACACGGTTGGCAACTTTAGATTGGCCAGCAATCAGCAAAACTGGAATGTAAATGAAGCGTCAATCTATGGCATGACGTTTGGCGCATTTGAGGCAATCTAATGTCACGCACGATAGCATCCAGCATAATCACCAAACTAAGCCAAGACACGGTTTATCCGTTTTATGCGATTGATCTGAATTTTGACAGCACGCCGGTTTATGCATGGACAGGCTTGGGCGAAATTTCATTGCACGGGAATACCTACAGCGGCACTGGTCAGCTATTGCAGATTTCAGAGGTGCAAGAAACGCAAGATATTGCCGCCAGAGGCATGACGATTGCTTTAACTGGTGTTCCATCAGGATTGTTGTCTTTGGCACTCACAGAGCCATATCAGGGCCGCACAGCTAAAGTTTACCTTGGTTTCATGACCAGTTGGGAAAATCCAGACAGTTCACCAGACACTATGGAGATATTCAGCGGCTATATGGATCAACTTAGCATTGATGAAGGCGCAGAAACATCGACGGTGAAGCTGACAGTTGAAAGCCGGTTGATTGATTTAGAGCGTCCAAGAACCCGCCGTTATACCCGCGAAAACCAGCAAATCAGACATTCAGGGGATCGTGCCTTTGATTTTGTGGAAAGTCTGCAAAGCCAAAGGTTGCAATGGGGTGGCGGTGGCTAAATGCGCGTTGCAAATTGGGACATAAAACTAGCGGAATATGTCAACAGTTTGCGTGATTATCCGTTCATTTGGGGTGAGCATGATTGCCTAACCTTTGTGAATAATTGCGTTGAGCAAATACGCGGTGAAACCTTTGCTGATGATTGGCTTGGCGATTATACGACAGGCAGGGGCGCATTTAAGGCATACAGAAAGCTATTATATTCGCAAGAGTATGACACCATCTGCGACATGCTAGATGACAGGCTAGGGCGGTTCACTGGCCGCTTTCCACCAAGGGGAACCGTTGTTGGCCGTCCGTGTGATCAAAAGATTGGTGTTTTGCCCATTGTTCTTGGTATAGTGGTGTCAGACTTGGCGGCTTTCATCGATACCGATGGCATGATATTATCGCCATTAGACGAAAACGATTTATTTTGGAGCGTTGACTAATGCCATCCTTTATTGCCGCAGTGATTACCGCAGTATTGCCCGCCGCTGGCGCAACAGCGGTGACTGTTTTCGCGGCTGGTACAGCAACGGCTATCACTTACGCCACGATTGCGGCTTATGCCATTGTTACAGCGGCAACAGCCTATTCAATGAATGCGCTGCAAAAGAAGGCGTTAAACAAGGCAAGGGCGGCAGCGGCATCAGTTGCAGCGGCACAAAAGGGATATGGCACCACGGTGAACGCGGTTTCACCGGCAGCGGATCATGCCATTGTTTATGGCCAACAGCGGGTTGGTGGCGTTGTATTTTATCGGTCAGTGACAAATGATCAGCAATATCTACACAGCCTGATTGCCTTGGCTGGCCATGAATGTCAGGAAATTGGCGATATTTATGCCGGCGACACTTTGCTGACGCTAGACGGCGATGGGTTTGTGACTAATTCCGAATATCAGTTGAAGGATGAAGATGGCAACGTGACAGGCCCAGCCATCCGCATCAACAAGCATTTGGGAACCGCTGGCCAAGCGGCTGATGCCGATCTGGTCGCAGAAGATGGTGCATGGACAGCCAATCACCGTGCGGCTGGCGTGGCTTACATTTATGTGCGTGCAGAACATAGCACCAACGTGTTCCCGCAAGGCTTGCCGATATTTAGCGCGGTTGTGAAGGGAAAGAAAGTTTACGATCCGCGCACATCCACAACGGCATATTCAAACAATGCCGCACTTTGCTTGCGTGATTATCTTTTGGCTGACTATGGCTTGGGCGCAGATAGTAGTGAAATCAATGACACCGCATTTGCAGCGGCGGCAAATACATGTGATGAGAATGTCACCCTAGCAGCCGGCGGCACAGAAAAGCGTTATACGGTTGATGGATCGTTTGTCACATCTTTGCCGCCTGATGACATCATCACGGATTTGGTGGCATCGATGGCGGGTGTCATTTGGTATTCGCAAGGCCAATGGGGAACTAAAGCCGGCGAATATACGACACCTGTTTTGACACTAGATGAAGATGATTTGCGCAGCAACTTGCAGATCAGCACACGCCACAGCCGCCGTGATAACTTCAACACGGTCACAGGGACGTTCTCAGGGCCGTCCACTAGCTATCAGCCCACAGACTTCCCACAGGTCACATCATCCGCTTTCGTTAGTGTGGACAACGGTGAAGTGGTCACACAAGACATCCCGTTGCCATTCACAGCGACACCGGAAATGGCACAGCGGATTGCCAAGATTGGCCTATTTAGAAACCGTGAACAATTCACCATTTCAGGCACTTTTGGCTTGCGTGCCTTGCAGTTGCAGATTGGCGATATTGTAAACATTACCAACACCCGTTTAGGCTTTAGTGTGAAGCCTTTTGAAGTGGTTGATTGGCGGTTTGGCTTGGGCGCAGATCAAACGCTAGAAATATCGCTAACCTTGCGTGAAATCAGTTCAAGCGTGTTTGATTGGGACGCAGAAGAAACCGCATTTGAACTGAACAACACGGCGTTGCCTTCACCGCTAGAAACAGCATCCGTGGGTGTGACAATCACGCCAATCGTGCGTGAAGTGAACCAAGCCATTGCTGGCGGCTTTGAAGTGGATGTTAGCGCATCTGAACCTTATGTGGCGCAGTTCGAGGTTCAATATAGAAAAACAGGAACAACCAAATACATCAACGGCGGTATTCAAAAGGGTGGCGCGTTTGACATCACTGGCCTTGAAGATGGCAGTTATGACATTCGCGCTAGATCAATCAATGATTTTGGCGTGGTTGGGCCTTGGACGGAAGTGGCTGGCCGTGGGTTAGACATTCGTGATGTCTTGGGAACGCCTGATGACGTTCAGGATTTCACTGGAAACGTCATAGGCAGCGCGTTGCACTTATCTTGGACACCTATCACGGCGGCAAGCCTTTCACACTACAAGGTTCGCTATGCATCAGAAACAACAGGTGCAAGCTATCAAAACGCAGTGGACATTGTTGATAAAATATCCCGTCCAGCAAATACGGCAGTTGTACCGGCAAAGACAGGCACTTATTTCATCAAGGCAGTTGATAAGATCGGCAGCGTTTCAGATACACCCGCCAGCTTTGCAGTGATCGTTGACCCTAACAATGTTGAAAACTTCAACGCAATAACAACATTGACAGAACATCCATCTTTTGCCGGCACTACAAATAATGTTGTTGTGCTAGACGATGCGACAGGTTCTTATTTAGCGTTGGACACCATCGATGACTTTGATGATGGCACTGGTGACTTTGATGATGCGCTAGGTTTGTTTGATGGTTTTACAGGCACAGTTTCACAAGGTGAATATTATTTCAACAATTCGATAGATTTAGGCGAAGTTTATACAAGCCGAATATATCCAAACTTTAAGGTGGACTTCCTTGATTACGTCAACGATTTCGATAGTGCCACAGGGAATTTTGATGATCGTCTTGGAGATTTTGACGGTGATCCAGCCGTCTTTGACGTGACATCAGCGAAGTTTCAGTTGCGCCACACAAATGATGATCCAGCGGGATCACCAACATGGTCAGCTTGGCAGCCATTTGTTGTTGCCGATATGACCGCACGGGCGTTAGAATTTAGGGTTCTTATGACTTCTTCAACAGGATCGGCAACGCCCGCCGTTCGTGAATTAGAAGCGCAGATTGACATGCCTGAAAGAACCGTGTCAGAAAATGACATTACTTTCACAGGCACACGCAGTATAACATTCCCGACAGCGTTCAAGGCCACACCGGCCATCGGGGTTGCACTGGCAAACTTGGCTGATGGTGAACGCTATGTTATAAGTAACAAAAGCCGCACGGGGTTTGATATTCAAATTCTTGATGGCGCAACGCAAAGCACCAATTCAGTTGATCTGGATTATGTGGCTAAAGGATACGGCAAGGAGATCGTCTAAATGTCGCAACATGACTTCAACATTGCAAACCAAGGCTTCCCAGCTACACGGGCAGACATAAACAATGCATTCCAAGCGATTGCGTCAAATTCATCAGGGGCAACTGCACCGGCCACAACTTATGCAAATATGTGGTGGTACGACACAGCCAATAATAAGATGTATTTGCGCAACGAAGCAGATAGCGCATGGATCGAAGTTGCGACAATCGATCAAACAAATAATGAATGGCTTATCACAACTGGCACAGTTCAAGCGGCTGATGGTGATGGTTTAGTATTAAAGACAGATGAAGGAACCGCGCGGATCACGATTGCAGACACAGGCAATGTGACTATTGCAAATGATTTGACCGTCAACGGCAATTTGGATGTTTCAAGCGGCACGATCAAGCTGGATGGGAATTATCCAAACGGTGTTAATAACGTAGCATTAGGTAATGCCGCACTTGATACTGCAAGCGGAGCTAATGGCTATTCTGTTGCTGTTGGTAACAATGCTCTTACTGCAATGACAACTGGGGGGTCAAACACAGCCGTGGGTGCTGGTGCAGCAGTGGCAATAAATAGTGGTGCCAACAACGTAGCCTTGGGGACGGATGCACTATCTTCAGCAACAACGTCTAATTTCAATACAGCGGTTGGGTCTGCTGCGTTACAATCCAACACCACCGCCAACTACAACACGGCTATGGGCCGACAGGCTGCGTATAGTAATACCACTGGAGAACAAAACTTAGCACTTGGTGGCCTTGCTTTCTACACAAACTCTACAGGCAGTTACAACGTAGCTTTGGGTATGGAA